GCGTAGATGTCTGCTACTAAAGTTTCAACATGCTTCATCGAACTCTCCTATGACTGTATCTAACCACCGCTTAGCTGTCTCTACGTCACACTTGAACCACTCATTGCGCTGCTCAAAAATATCAGCTAACCTGTTGTGTGTTTCAGCTTCAGTTGCTCTACGATCTGGTGTGTCTGCTGTATAAGCTAACGTGTAATCTCTGTAAGGACTTGAAGTTTGATAGCCGCCTAGCCTATCATCTGCGTCAACAGCCATGCCTACCTTAACCCAACCTTCCCATGCAGGGTTCGTGATTATATACACCTGACCCTGTGGGCTAGTCTTGTAGTTCGCTAAGGAACTAAAGGCTGCATCTTCAAAACCCTTGTACTTACCTGCTTTGTACAGTGGGTGCTTCTTTGATACGTACTTACCGTTGACATGCATCTGTTGTGGGTTTGTAATCTTACTGTTCTTTGTGTTGTGTCTTGCTTTATAACATAGCTTACACGTGGCGTTGTTGTTCTTCCTAAAGGAAGGTGTCCAGTTATCCTCAGTAAGTAATGCGTCACAGTCTCTACAGTTAGTGTGTGTCTGCCCATGTGTTGCCGACTTTGTAATCTCCGGCGAGAGGGCAGTTGAGTTTGTAATAGGTTCCGGCAGCTTCAACACAGCTTGTTGCCAGCCTTCCGAAAACCTCTGCTTTCTCTTCTCGTACCTCTGTCTGGATCTCATCATGTATGTTCCCTATTATGTGAAAGTCTATACCCCATAGTGTAGCATACTCATGCAACAAACACAAGGCTTTCTTCATTATAATAGCACCAGCCGACTGTAACAGGCTGTTCAGTGCCGCGTGGCTTGATCGTATGGCGACCCTTCTCCTATCCAAGCCAAGAACATAGCCTCTTCCAGCCGCCAGTCCAACTCGTTCTCGTAGGTCTCCAAGAGCAGGCGTATTTGCAAGGAACTTTTCTTTAAGTCTCTTGCCATCCTTTGCAGATCCTCCAACGATGCTTCCGATCTTGGCGTCTCCTGCGCCATAAAGAAAAGCGTAGATGAAAGTCTTTGCTTGATCTCTAGTGTCAAGGCCCGCAGCCAACTGGTTTGCCGTGTGTATATCTCCGTTGAGTATTTCATTTGTGTAGTCCTCGTCATTCATGTAGTGTGCAAGCATACGTAGCTCAAGTCCACTGGCATCCATACCTACCAGCTTGTAACCTTTGGGTACTGTCCACACATCACGACACTGTTTGCCGTAAGGTGAGTAGACTGCCGGAACCTGCCCCATGTTGGGACTAGAATGTGTCATGCGGCCCGTCACAGCACCATTAGGATTAACGTACCCATGTACTCTACCTTCGTCCGTGACTGCATCTAACCAGCTCTGCACCTGTGCGATACGCTTCTGTATCATCAGGTACTCACCAATCAAAGATGCTTGTGGTATGCCCTTCACTTCCCGCAGCACTGCCTCATCAACGATGGCCTGTCCTGTCTCAGTAAATTGCTTAGGCTTCCAGCCAAAGTATTGTAGGTATCTTCCTATCTGCTGTCGTGATCCTAAGTTAAACGCTGGGAAATCAATGCGACTAAACTCGCCACCGACCACTTCCCAACTGTCACCTAAGAACTTCAGACCCACAACTGACATGGCTCCGTCCTTCTTAATCTTAGGGCATACTTGTTTTACAAAAGTAGGTAAAGGTTTAAAGACTTCGTGTACCTCATCCTCTAGGTCATACTTCTTTTCTTTAAGTTCAGCAAGTAAGACAAAGGATTTCTCTTGATCTAAAGTCCAGCCTCTTTTAATTTGCTGTGATATAATTGCTTGCACTCGATGCTCAAGGTCAATACTCTCACTTCCAAAACCACTAAGCTCAGAAAGTAATCTCTTGTACACCAGTTCATTAACTCTAACATCTTGCTTACCATACTCCACCATGTCTTGCGTAAAGTTATCCCAATCATCATGCTCTCCTTTGGGGAATCCTAATCTCTCACCCCAGCTTCCTAGTGAATGCCCACCGTCCCGTGAAGGATCAGCAAGGCGTGACATAACTAATGTATCTGACACAATGCACTTACTAAAGTCAGTAGCTAACAACCTTTCGCAGACAGGTATGTCAAAGTCAATAATGTTATGTCCAATTACTCTGCACTCTCCCATATCTTTAATGTACTGGCTAAAGGCAGAGACTGTATCGGCTGAGAACAATACATACTTATCTGTATCTCTCTCGTAAACCCATACTAACCATACTTTGCTAGGGTTTAAACCGTTGGTCTCAATGTCAAATACTATCTCTCGCATTTAAAACTCCGCTTTGTCATCCGATGCTGGACAGGCTGTCTCAATCATACGACCTGATTCATTATCATAGTACAAGTAACAAGCTGGCCCTGTCAACCCCGCAAACCTGTTCTTCAGGACACGGACAGTAGTAGTGTTACGGATAGTAGCATCAGCATGTTGCTGGTCACGCTCTAATCCAATCACCATGTCACTGAGCTGTGCGATAGCTGCACTGCCTCGTAACTCACCTAAGCTAATCTTACCGCCATCCTCGTGCGCCTTCTGACCTGATGGTCTGCGGAGGTGTGACACTAAGAACAACCCAACGCCTGTCTCTTGTACAATCTTGCGAAGGTTAGTCATGATACTGTCGATAGCCTTACGCTCGTCACCGTTGGACTGATCACTGACTACAATACTGAGGTGATCCAAGATGATCCACTTGCAGTCAAGACCCTTGGCCATGTAGCGTATGCGTCCTAACAGATCGTCCTCACTGGTACTACCGAAGTGATCCAGTAACTGCAAACGACCTAACCCAAACGTCTGCTCCCAGTAACCACGCTCTGCCTCTGGTGTAACCTTGGCGCGTACCTCTGGTATGTGCAGTAGCTTGTTGGCTTCAATGGACATGATACCTAACGTAGTCTTAGGTATGTCTTCTTCCAGTGCTAGGATACCAATGTTATCTTCCGTGTTCTTCAACAAGTAATGCTCAAGCTCCCGCATGATCTGACTCTTACCCATGCCTGACCCTGATGTGATGGTAACTAATTCCTTACGTCTGAAGCCATAGGTAAAAGCATTCAAGCATTCCCAAGGATAGGGTATGGACTTGACATCCTTCTGCTCTTGAAGTAAATCCCATGTGTCTAAGCCTGAGACAATACCGTCAGGTCTAAATGCCTTGGCATTCCACCACTCCTTGACAAACTCTGCAACCTTACGAGCCTTAAGCATCTCGCCTGCGTCCTTCATAGGTAGCGTGACGTTCTTAGCTTTGTTGGGGGTGAAGAGATTAAGCACTGCCTTGGCTGCTTCCGTTCCTGCCTTGTCATTGTCGAAACAGATGACCACATTGTCGAAGGTCTCTAGCCACTCTAGGTTTGCTTTGATGTCTTTGGCTGCACCGGCTGCGCCTGATCTGATGCTGACTGCTGGCCACTTTCCATCGAACATTTCGTTGACAGCAAGTGCGTCTGCCTCGCCTTCTGTAACCGTGATGTATTTGCCGCCTGACTTGAACGCCTGTTGGCCGAAGAGACCCGCATTATTAAACTCTCCTGTTGCATAGAATGATTTGTTCTCTACGATGCGTACCTTAGTACCTGTTGCATCGCCTGTGTCCTTATCGAAGTAAGGGTAGTGGTGCTTAGAGATAGTGCCGTCAGGCCCGTACTCTACTGTGACACCGTATCGTTTAGCTGTCTCTTGATTGATACGCCTGTCGGAGATCGCTGCTATTACGCCTGTCATCTCTAATTTCCTCGCTGGTCTGGTGTGGATTCTGGTAACTGTGCCATCGCCCCGCTCGTAATGTGAACAGCCGCCTGAGAAACAGACGGCGTGTCCATCGGAGTACCTAGCCAAGTTATCCTTAGAGTCACACGAAGGGCATGACTCATGTTGGACAAAAGTGGACTCCGATTCCATTAGAAGTCCTCGCCAGCTTCTTGCTCTGCTACTTCCAAGACCTTGATCTTGTTGAGGTATGTGCCTGTACCGTGGACAGGATGAGGCTGACCCTCTGCCCATAACAGTCTGACCTTACTACCTCTACCAATGCGACCAGCAAACGGAGAACCTTCTGCGTCCATCACTGGGACATCGTACTTGGTACTAAACTTACGTTGCTTTGTACCTTCGTACTCGCGGAGCTTAATGCCTGCTGCCTCTAACTTCTCTGCTGTTGCGTCATCTACGCTAATGACAACTGAATACTTGCCAGTGGATTGACCCTGATACATCTCGTGGGTGTCTAGGTTTTCAAACGCTATTGTACCTTCTACTACTGCCATGATTACTTCCTTCTAGGTTATTAGCTACTACTTAAGTAGCGATTGATTAAACTTTAAAGATTATTATTAAACATTCCCTTTGCTTACCTAAGTATTATAATCGTTAGTCAAAAAGGTGTCAAGTTCTTTTTCACTTAAATGTTGACTAAGTGCTGTGATTATTTCTACTTCGTTAATTGCATCGTTGGAGTGTGAGTAACAGGTGTTACAGAGATCAGCATGGAGGCCAGTTTGTTTGTCCCTCCGCTTCAACTCGTACTCACCTAAGATTACGTCACATGCTCTGCATCTACTCATCTCTAAATACCTCGTTATGTTTGTTGGCCATGTGCATATATGGGTTGGCATAATACTCATCTCTTACCTGTCTGGCTACTCTCTGTGTCAGCTCAGATAAAGACATACAGTATACCTGATACTCGACCAGTTCGTCAACCATGACGTGCGCTGCGGGTTCGATCCAGTCATTCTGATCGTACTCATATCCTAACAAGTTCTCTTTAATCTTACTCATCTATTTCTATCTCCTCGTAGATCCTACCGTAGCTAATTAAGCACAGCGGTAGGCTGATTAGTGTACCCATGAAGGGCATGGCTCCCATCTCCCCTGTGGAT